GACCATCCCATCGATAAATATAGTATCAGGAAGTTCGATGCAGGGGGTGTTTTTATCGTGTTATGCATTACGCAGAATTCCCAACATTGACATGACATATAATACGAACATGCAACAATTTGCACAGACCTGTAATACATTGAAATCAATACCTTCACTTGGAAATACAAGTAAAGTTACAACAATGAATTTAGCATTTGGTAGTTGTACCACATTAGAATCAATACCAAATTTAGATGCGTCTGGTGTAACTAGTGCGGCAAATTTCTCCAACGTATTTCAAAACTGTTATTCTCTGTCAAGTGGTTCATTAAGTGGTTCATTATATTCAGTATCATACGCAAATTGTAAATTTGGTAAAGCTGGATTGGTTAATATTTTTAATAATCTACCAACAACATCTGGACAAACTATTACAATCACCGGAAACTATGGAGCAGCATTGTTAACTGCTGGTGATAGATTAATTGCCAATGGAAAAGGATGGACTATTGCCGGATAACCCTTGACTCATAGTTTATTATATGCTATTATACAAAATATGAAATCCGATATAAAATATATAAAAAATTGTCCCGCATGTGGTTCGGAGATGACGTACAACTGTAAAAAGGGATTGGCATATTCCGTCGAAAATAATAAACCATGTCGCCGTTGTAGTCAATCAACCCGTATTAGAGTTAAAACTCCGGTGGAACAACGATTTTGGAGTAAAGTTGAGAAAACCGCTTCATGTTGGAATTGGACAGGTTATAAAAATTATGGATATGGGATTATTAGAATTAACTATGAAAATATCGGCACCCATAGGTATTCTTGGGAACTTCATAATGGAAAAATTCCAGATAAGTTATGCGTACTCCACAAATGCGATAACCCCAAATGTGTCAATCCCGACCATTTGTTTTTGGGAACACCTAAAGATAACATTGACGATAAAGTATCTAAAATGAGACAGTGTAAAGGAGAACAACAACATTTAAATAAATTAACTGAAGACCAAGTTCGTGAAATTAAAAACACTCCTAAATATTTTAGAAGTAATATTATATTATCCGATAAATATAATGTAACTCAAACCAACATAATCGGAATTAGACAAGGAAAAATATGGAAACATATATGAATTCAGGATTCTATAAAAACGACGGTGGAGTATTATTATATGCTCCAACATATATAATTAATGCAAATTATGAATTACATGTGGAGAAACAAACCACATACACATATCCTGTGGATGGGTGGAATTATTTTGCAACATTGCAAGAAGCATGTGCGGCGTATAATTTGGATATAACACCATATTTACCGCCAACAACGAATTCTAATCCAATTTGATGATATATATACTGTAATATGCGTTTCTCAAAAAAATGTCCTAAATGTGATAACGAAATGATTTATACTGGTAATTCCGGTAAAAGTCATCTAAATGCATCTATACGAGATAATACTATATGTAAACCATGTAAAAAGAAATATTATACGCATTCTGAAGAAACTCGAAAAAAATTATCAATTAGTTTAACTGGGAGAGTATCTCCAAGAAAAGGAAAAATGGTATCGGACGAAACTAAAAAACGTATGTCAATTACCAATTTGGGTAGGGTTACATCGGACGAAACTAAAAAGAAAATATCAATCGCAACATCTGGAAAAAATCATCATGCTTATGGTAAAAAATTTTCAGAAGAGCATAAAAAGAATTTATCAATCGGACAAACTGGTAGGATTGGGAGTTATGGATATATGGGATGTAAACGAACCGATGAATGGAGACAAAATCATAGTAAACTTCAAACTGAGAGATATTCTAATATTGGTGAGAGAACAAAGACTGGGAAACAAGTAAAAGAAGCGATGCATAGACCAGACGTAAGAAAAAAACACATTGATGGATTAATGAGGTCTGAATGGGTAAAAGTCAAAACTGATGATGGTCAGGTAGAATTGTTGGAAAAATGGAATAGATTGGGATTTAATTTTGAAATAAATTACCAAATTCATACCGATGAAGACTTGTTTTACATTGATGGTTACGATAAAGAAAAGAATGTGGTATTTGAATATGATAGTAAGTATCACTTTAAAACCACGGCGCAACAGAAGAAGGATTTAGAAAGACAGTATAAAATTATCAAAATGCTCAAACCTAAAGCATTTTGGCGATATAATTCAATAAACAAAACATTTAAAAATGTTATAGGTGAAGGAGAAGAGTAATTTTATTTCATACATTAATAAAACATCCATCGCAGTTTCAGATGGACCAAACGCAGACGCATTTCAACGTCTTCGTATGTCTACCCCCCAAACAATTTTTGATAGTAAACAGTTGTATGGTGATAATCCTCTGATATGGTCAACTTTAATAGCGGGCAATGCTACGTCATCATTTATGACAAATAATGCATGTATGGCATTATCGGCATCTGCCACAAGTTCTATCACACGTCAAAGTAAGAAACGCATAAATTATCAACCAGGAAAATCACAATTGATTATTTGTACTGGAAATTTTAACACTACTCCAATCGCAGGGGTAATCAAACGTATTGGTTATTTTGACCAAAATAATGGTATTGGATTCACATCAAGCGGGTCATCATTCGGAACATTTTTACGTAGTAATATGACTGGAACGCCAATTGATACTTTCGTTTCCCAATCGTCCTGGAACTTAGACCATTATGACGGAACGGGTGCGAGTGGTAATACTCTTGATATTACTAAGAGTCAGATTTATTTTATGGATTTTGAGTGGTTGGGAGTCGGTCGTGTTCGTTATGGTATATTCCAAGGAGGCGTCCCAACATATGTTCATCAGATAACAAATATCAATACATTATCCACCGTCTATATGTCAAGCCCAAACCAACCAATCCGATATGAGATTATCAATTCTGGTTCTGTGACACAACAATATCTAACTCACGTTTGTTCTACGGTTGTAAGTGAAGGTGGTGTACAACAAACTGGACCAATTAAGGCAACTAGTAATTTAACCGCATTGGCATTGAACGCGGGTAATACTTATGGATTGCAAGCTATTAGATTGAAGAGTGGTTCTTTAGATTCTACCGTAATTCCTTTACAAATATTTTCAGCTCAGACAACTGCAAACTGTGTATATGAAGTAAGTTTGTTATCAAATCCATCTGGGTCATTGCCGTGGGTATGGAATGACGTTCCAAACAGTACCGTTCAAATTGCCTCAGCATCTGCGAACACATACGTAGTCGCAAATCAAGGAACCAAACTGTTTTCGGCAATCAATGCTGGTACAACTCAAAATGATATTATAACATTTGACCCGACGTTTGCCCTTGGAAGTGATGTAACAGGAAGTCAAGACATATTAGTCTTAGCGTGGACAGGTGTAGCTGGTAATGCAGCATCGGCAACAACGGCATGGACTTGGCAAGAAAGTTAATAAACTATTATTATCTTTGTGGAATTTCTTTAACAATACCCTGAACTGAAATCGGTTGTGGGAGTGGGTTCCAGTTTGTGATTTTTTTTGAATCTGCAGGCTTTCCTCCACCAACAACATTTACAAATAATGTAATGTGAGGAATTTTATTTGAAGTGGTATATCCACTTACTTTTAATGCTATACTTTTGTCGGATTTGCCAATAGCATCACAATTCAAGGTTACTTGTTTTCCAATATCCGATTTCTGTTGTTCTGGAAGTCCACCCATACAAATAGTCATATGATGTGCGTATACCGTCCAACCATCTGGCATCTGGTCTTTAAATAAAGATTTGATTTTATTCTGAGATTCTTCTGTTAATACCACCGCTGAGTAACTTATTGATTGTTTTTTCACATCCGATTCTCCAATTCTAGGAGTAAAATTCACAGGGTCGGCAATAGGAGATAGTTTATTTTCTCCGGTTTCGGCTAGATGGGCCTTTACTTTTGGGTCATTTAAAGCCTCTTTAAACGCATGTTTCCATGATACCGATATGGGATTGCCTACTTCATTCAAACCGGCTCCATCATGTATTTCTTTAGCGGCCGACATCCAAGAACGGGCAACTTTGTTGGTATGTTTACGAATACGGTCTTTATACGACTCATTAGTGTCGTTGGCTTTGCGTAATCCATGAGTTTTTATCTTAATCCACATCTTATGCGGATTGTCATCCTCAGTGATGTAAATGGATGCCCCCGAACGTTTATTATGCCAATCATTACCTTCTAAGTAACAAAACCAGTCTTTACCCTCTATAATACCGTCCCAATCACCAACCCCTTCATTCCAGCCTGGAGCTCCATCATTCTGTCCACCAGGAGTGGCTCGTAATTTGGAATCAGGAGTACGATTTACCGCAATACCATGACTAATCCACTCATTAATCTCAATTAGGGTCTTTAGTTTCATTGGTTATAAATATCAAAATATTATGTTAGTCGTATCTTTTCCTACAAGATATCATTTTATTTGATTGTGTAATGATGCCCACATATCTTTTACTTTTGGTGAATTGGGGTCTAATTTTTCTCTTGGTTCTTTTATTTTTTTAAGTCGTGCAATCTCTTGAGTTATGTCGTGTTGTCTCTTAACTCCCGTACCAATAGAATCTAGTCTATCCCACTCTAATTCCAATTCTTCAATTTTAGCATCAATTTTTGGAGATTCAACCGTCTCACTTACCGACTCCATATCTAATGTGAAATAACTCTTGGCTCCTGATATGGGCGAATAACATACGGATGTTATCGGTATTTCCATTTGTAATTTTTTCTTGTGTGGAAATGTTCCCTTTTTGACATAAGCCAACGTAAGATGTGGATGATAATCTGGAAAATTAGTTTTGTTCGGATAAATTCCTGATATCGTGTTCAGTTGAGTTAAAACCGGAGAATCAATATTAAATTTCACCACATCGTATTCTGGATTTGTGTCAAAAATATCTAGTCCGGTTATTTCTACCAAACATTCTTTATGACCTTTCAATAATTGTCTAACATCCAATTCATTTAAATCTTTAGTGAATCCATAACGTATAGTTATATGACATTCATCTTCTCTACCAAATTCATCCTCACCATTATCGTCGATTTTATGATATAAATCATCATCCGTTATTAACTTCCTACTGAATTCCATTAGTGTTTTGGTGGTGGATTCATCGACCATTGCCATTAAACATCCAAGTCGTTCAGATTGGTTTACCTGTCTTTCAATTAACATCTCTTTTAGATTTATCATAAAAATATAAGTTTATAAAGTTCTTTAACAAATTGTTTCCATCTAGTATCATCTTTCTTTTTCATACTACCGAGATTATCGATTATAAAATCCATGCGTTCAAGTCCGGTATAGGCAGGAACTCCATTTACAATACTCTTAAATCTCCTAGCCCACATATTCTTTTCTACATTCTTATTAAGATATTGTTTTATATAAAACGCATATGTATGAACATTGGTTTTAAATTCAATATCTCTCATATGGTGTTGTTCTCTACCCGCTTTGTATTTTAATCCGGGCATATCCTTTGGTGAAATGTCATGTAAATAATTTCCCAAAACGTCAGTATCTCTATTCAAGATTTTTTCTTTTGGTAATCCTGTTTGAGTTTTAAATTGAACCCAATGCCTTACTTCATGTTTGATGGTATCAGTTAATTCTTCCGTAGCTTTATTAAACGTGTTAATGAATTTAGATTTAAATACCACAATGTAAATATTCTTTATATTGGTCATATCGGTATCATCGACATATCCTTGTACGTCGGTGGTATTACCATCATACATTTTTACAATAACATTAGGCATACTTTCATCTTTTGATGTAAGTTTATAATCGGCCTTACCCCAATACGTTTTAGAATTATCCTTGGTTACTTTGAATAGATGTTTACCAGCTTCTCTATATTGTTTTGCCAATCTATAATACATGTTGTATTTTACAATCGATTGGTCGGATTTTGTTTTAGTGTTGGATATCTTGGTTTTAAAATAATTTAAGAAAAATGATGCTATAAATCTAGACAAAATTTCAGACTTAGTATCGGTGTCAGATGGCAGTTCAAAACCTTCGTTCATGGGTCTTCTATACATAGTTTTACCAAATGCCGACGATAATCTATAATCTCGGTTTCTTCCTTTGTTGGTTACAAATCCTAATTTTTTATAGAATCTATCCAATTTCTCTTTTTTTCCTCGTTCCGGTCCGGGTGATAAAACGATTGGTAATTTATGTTTATCTGCAAATTTTATTATTTCTCCCATTACTGATGTACCGATTCCGGTACCTCTAAATTCCGACTTCACTCGTAATGCTGAAATATTAAGAACATTATTCCAAGAAACATAAAAAAATAAATCTTCCAGTTGTGGGTATTTTTGTTCTAATTGTCGTCTGAGAGATTCGGATTCTTTTTGAATTGGAGTATCTTCGTGCGATTCATTTAATCTATAAACTCCATGCGCGTCGTTGTGGTGTTTTCCATATAATTCCATATTATCCATAGACTCACTACCACCTAAAGTAATATTTCTATTTACTGTGTATCCATATTTTTTCTGTAAATGTGAATCGACATTAATTTCATCGGCCTCATCATGTTCACTTTCATCTCCATGCCAATACGTAGTTTTCTTACTTGGATTATATCTCCAACATATTCCACGTTTAAAATTTAAATCCCCATGCGTCCTATCCGTCTCCATAGATTTGATTTGTCCATCCATCGTTATAATACCAACGACGACAGGATAATGACCTTCAAACAATATGTTTTTTAATTTAATCATACTTTATTTATTTAGTAAATCGTAGAAACTTAGATATTTTACACCTATAGATTGGGTGGCTGGTTTATTATAGGAATCGAACGCCGCTTCAATTATGTTCTTAGGATGATGTGTAAATTTAATTTTTTTCTCTTTTATTGCATCTCTTATTTTTTTCATATCTTCCAATGATATAACCTCATAACAATTGGTGTAATATACGTCGGAACCCATATTAAATCGGAAATATTCATCGAACGACGTACAATACGGGTCTAATCTTTTAAGATTACTTCCTTTATCTTTTAATCTATATTTCAATGATAATGATTTTGATTTTGATTTGCCTATATCAAAATTAGCTCCTAATAATTTGGCTAAATCCAAAACGTAATCATGATATTTGGATTTAACTTCTGAATATCCTGGCCCCTCATCTCCACTGATTCGTTTCTCATTTGGTGAATATGTTACGATGACATGTGGTTTATTATTTACGTCAAATAATCCTAATAACGTTCTATCTTTATCACCACTCATTAAGCCTGAACTTCCACAGTTGGACATATAGTGTCCCATCAAATGACATTTAGAACCGACATTTATCCACTTATACCCATCATCATAGACTTTTAATGGAACCTTATCTTTAAAGATTCGACGTTCGTCATATTTAAGAATGGCTTGCCAAAATGTCAAATGTTTATATGGGGCAATATCTTTAAGACTTTTATTAATAATATCGGTTATTAAAGTATCACGCGTGAAAAAATTAGATGCTAAAAAATCCTGCGTGATTTCATTTTTCCACAATATTTTTTGTTTTCTCAAATATTCAGGAGATATATCATCCACAGTATAATCTCCAACATCAAGACCAAGACGTTTTCGTTCTTTAAAATAATGTTCAGGAGTATCTGTGTAATAATACATATTTACCATATCAAATAACCCTATATGATTAGACGTTCTATAATGAACATCTCGAAACCAATTTTTATCAATTTTTGACGTTTTAAATTCTCTATACCACTTCGCCATAAGAGTCGCCAAATTACCGAATTTCTCATATAGTATCGACGCAATAATTTCAGGATAACCAAGATTGACTATACCTTGTTTGGATTCTAAAATTAACGTCGATAATTTAATCATAATTTGGCTATCTTCTTGGCAATTTCTAAAGCCTCTTCTTTACTTAGGCCAGGATTCTCATACCAAGCATCGGTAACCGCATTCATAATTTCTGTAAATATTGGTCCTGGCTTCAATCCCAATTGTTGTAAATCCGAACCTGATATTGGCTTGATAGGTTTAACAGGAACATCTTTTAATTTCTCTAATCTCTGTCTTACGCCGGCAATTTGATTTGGCATTGAAGATGCCTCGGAATGTGCGATGTTGTCTGCATGCATCAAATTTAATATATTCTCCAGTTGTTCTCCCATTTCTTTACGAAACTTTAACAATGTTGAATCTTTCATCTTGACGCCGGTATCTCCTGCTTGTTTTAGACGCATGTGATTACGAACGCCTAATTTTACAGCATCAATTAATTCCTTTGGGTATTTTAATCTAGACATTACAGTTTCAACCATATTTTCTCCAGCCATTTCATGACCATAGAAATGAACACCGCCAGTATCAGGGTCAACGGTTTTAGTAACGGTCTTACCAATATCGTGAAATAATCCCATTAATCTCTGAACCAGTATCGGTTGAGTTTTACTTAATACGTCTAATGTATGTTGAAATACATCAGCCTTGTGATGTTTATTTTGTAACATCTTTACCGCAGGAATTAATTCAGGAATTACAAATGGAAGTAATCCCGTCACCTTTAACATCTTAATTGCCTTATCCGGATGTCCGGTGACCAACATTTTATTTAATTCATCTCGAACTCTTTCTTGTGAAATGTTTTTAAGTTGGGCGGCATTTTTTTTCAAACTTCTCAACATAAACATCGGAAGTTTCCATTCGTATTTGACTGTAAATCGTATAGCCCTCAACATACGAAGTGGGTCGTCTGTGAAAATTGTATCAGGATTCAATGGGGTTCTTACGATACCAGCCTTGATATCGGCTTTACCTAATCCAGTCAAATCTAAAACTTCTCCTGACGATAAATCTTTCAAAAGACTGTTCACAGTAAAATCTCGGCGGTCGACGTCATCTTTTAATTCGCCTCCGGTCACTGTTGGTTTTCTACTTCCATGTGTATATTTTTCTTTTCTAGTGGCTACAGATTCTATGTCCATATCAGACAAATCTACACCTTTGTATGTTATTCCTATTAGAGTAAATTTCGCAGTTCCATATGTAGGAAATAAAACTGGATTTGAACCTTCTTTATAATTCCCCATTGTTTTTGTTGCCCATACGGCAAATTCCATTCCTGAATTAATATCACCGGTAACTACTACATCTAAATCTTTGGGTGTGAGGCCCATTTCCATATCTCTCACGGCGCCTCCGGCAAGAAATACTCTCCCTTTAAATGGGCCGGATTTAACCAGCTCTTCCAAATATGATAATGCTGTCTTTTCTTTAATTTCTTCAAATATAAGAGTTTTTAAAAAACTTTTCATAACTTTTTTCTTCTATTTATAAAAGATAATCTTCTCTTTTCAATGGTTTCGATTGACTGTTTTTTTCCTAAATTAATTATCCTCAATTTAGATTTAGTTTCTTCTGACATCTTTTTGTGAGGAATCTGCTTCATTTTTTCAGATATTATTTTCTTAATATCATCAGAGTGATTATATTTAAACCACGTTTTTCTTTCTTTTTGGGCCAATATCATATTTTTCTTTGTTTCTTCGCTCTTTTTAATTCCCATCATAGTTGATGAAATTTTATTTTTTGTTTCTTTGGAGTGCGGATGAACGTGACCCAATACACCTTCACCACCCAAAGTCATATTATATCCATTAGGAATAAATGAATTATATAAAGAAATATACTTTATTTCTTTTTGACAACCATCATCATTTCCATTAAAATTATCTATTGATTCAAATAGAAAATTATCCGTCCCATATTTGTTAATGGCCTTATGAATAACATATAATCTCTTTTTATGTTTACTCCATTGAATGTGTTGTTGCCGTCTTTTATTTAAAGACTTGGCGGTTATACCAATATAAATTTTATTATTCAACACATTGGTTATTTTATAAATTATTCCAATCATACTGTTATTATACTACACAAGTTAAAAAATATCAATTCTTATTTCAAGAATCTATTGTAAAATGCAGTATTTCTTCCTGTCAATTCTTTTCCATTGGAGAATCGTTTATATTCCTTCTTAACGACTTCATTATTATTTCTTAATAACGCATCTACAAATTTTGGAAACTTCTCAAGACTTCCTAAATTAAAAGCGAAATCAGTCAACATCTCATTCTGACGCTGAGTTAAAGTTAGATTGACTTTATATTTATTTTTGATATATTCGTGAACCTTTTTATTAGCTTCGGCCAAATCATTTGTTAAAAGTCGTGTCACAGCATCATCAGTTATACCTTTTTTGAAAGCCGTTAATTGATTATTATCTTTTACTTTATGTCCGTATCCAATTGTCGGCAATCCACCTTCATATGATTTGTGAGGAAACCACAATTTCTTATTTCGGTCAAATCCAACTTTTTGACCATTTTCTACAAATTTAATATAATTTACAAATTCTGGCGACAAATTACTCGTCACAGCCGGTTGAACATTTTGTTGTGGTGTCGCCGGAACTGCGTCCATAATCTCTTTTAGAAGTTTTCCTAGTTTAATCATATGGAATAAATAGTCGTAAAGAGCTCGGATTCTATATTTATTCGAATAGATACCTATTAAATTTATGAGCGACATCACACAACCTATAACAAATCCTACGACCTTGGTCGACCAAGACCGAGTTAGATGGCCTGGTAGTGGGTCTTCCGTGGTCGGTAGAACGCCATTCGGATTCTATGATGATGATGCTATATTTCAAGCAGACGCAAAAAACGCAGCCATATGGGCCGCATATAGACTCGGATATCCGGTAATTGATATAGAAATGTTAGATGTTAACTTTTATGCAGCGTTCGAAGAATCTGTGAACGAGTATTCTGCCCAAGTCAATCAATGGAACATACGTAACTACTTACAAGTATTCCAAGGACAAAAAGTATCGGATTTAGGTAATCTAACAGGAAGAGCGGTAACGGGGACTCCATTGGCTTATATAATTGAATTGGCTAAGGGATATGGAACTGAGGTTGGGGTGGGTGGTTACGCTAGTTGGAAAAAGGGATTCGTGGTAGCTCAACCATTACAACAAACCTATGATTTACAAGAACTTTGGGCAAATCAATTTGAAGACTGTAACCGTATTGAGGTAATGAGGATTTTTCATGATATGCCTCCAGCATTCGCCCGTATTTATGACCCGTTTTCCATGACCGGTATGAGTTATTCAAATGTGATGAATGAAATGGGATTCGGCGCATATTCACCAGCAGTTCAATTTTTAATGACTCCAATCTTTGAAGATTTACTCCGAGGTCAAGCTATTCAATTTAACGACATGGTTCGTAAATCCGCATATTCATTTGAATTGGTTAATAATAAATTAAAATTGTTTCCAATTCCAACCTACTCATTCAAGGTATATTTCAATTATATGTTGAAAAATGACAGATTAAGTGGGTCTTTGGCCAGTAGTACCCCAGGTTATACGGGAAGTTACGTTGCAGATGCATCTAACATTCCATATAATAATGTCACATATAATACCATCAATTCCGTTGGTAAACAATGGGTTCGTAAATACTTTTTAGCGATTTGTAAGGAATTATTGGGTTCAATTCGTCAAAAATATCAATCTCTTCCAATTCCAGGTGGAGATGTTACTATGGATGGCGCCGAATTAAGAAATGAAGCCCAACAGGAAAAGACGGATTTAGTGACTCAATTAAGAGAGACATTAGATGCATCCAGTCAAAAATCACAAATGGAAAATCAAGCTCTACAATCAGAACAAATGCAGGAGACTTTGAAAAGAGTCCCGTTATTTATATACATAGGATAATATGAAACCAACAACCGACTACATAAAAATACTTTTAGATATCATTAACAAAACCAAACGAGCGGAAGATTTGTGTGACCCTAGAATGTGGGAATACATCCGTTCGGTAGCATCAAATGCTCAAAACCAATACTTTAAACCACAAGATAAGTGGAAGCCTGGTTTAAATGAATCTATTAATATGAAAAAATCAGAACTGAAACCGTTAATTAAAACGGTGTTAAAAGAACTTTTTAATAAAAAATCACATACCAGTACGGGAACACATGAAAATTATCCAATCGAATTGGAGGGTTTGATTATTCCTGGTTTATCGACTGATACTGATATGATTGAGGCGACCATAAATATTGATTATGAAGGACATCCCGGAGAATCTGCCTCAGGAATGGGCGGCCCACCGGAATATTCATCACCCGCCGTCGGCGCAGATTTGAATATTATCGACTGGGATTTTGTCTCGGTTGACATTCATCATGAAAAAGGAAAGCCAACTAAAATCGACTTTAAAAAACTTTCTCCTGAACAATTCGAGTCGATTAAACAAGCAGTAAACAATTACATTAAAATCAATGGTGAAAAAATAGAATCACAAATCATGGATTCCATAGGTAAAATAGAACCTGATTACGGTGATTCCGATAGATAATATATGAAAACAAAATTATTTGAAAATAGAGGCGGCAACAATTTTAGATTGTTGAAAGAAAGTAAAGACGTGAATGAGTCGCTCATTGCATCAGGACTTAAAAAGGTTTTCATGAATGCCGGTGATAAGATTTCTTATAGCCACGTCGAGGCAGTTGGTATGGGTTATATCAAAGATGTTAGTACCGCCAAGAGAACTGCATTACAAGAAGCTCGAATATTAGCCGAAGAATTTGGGTATAAAGACAATGAAGAAGATGCTAAATTTGTAAAAGATTCTGCTAACACCCTTCCTCTTAAAAAGGAACATGATGAGACTGATATGAGTAATCCGGAAGAACGAACTGAGATGCAAATAGGCGAAGAATTAGTCAAATTAGCTACTGATAATGGCGCAGGCCGCCCATCTGGAGTTAGAAGTAATTGGTTTCCAAACAAGGTTGCCGAATTAGGCAACGAACTAATTAAAATGCACGGGCAGAAGAAATAATATGGGAACTTTAGGTAGATATTTTAGTCCAAGGGATATGAGACTCATAGCCAGTATAAATGCTGAGCTTATGGGTGATATTATTCAGACGCAAGTTTTTATTTATAAAATATGCGCTGACCAAACGGCGACTAATATCTACGGAGAATCCGATTCGAAGACAGGTAAGGTATTTTATCCTGGAGTTGAATGTACTTGTTTGATTGACCGAGCTGATATTGATACATCTTATGACCAATTTGGTCCAGACAGAAATCAGGCGGTGGTATTTAAATTCAGAGAAGCCAACTTACAACTTATTAACATTTATCCAGAAGTTGGTGATATTGTTGAATTTAATCAACGTTACCATGAAATTGATAATACGGTTCAAGAACAATTTCTAGGTGGTCAAGCAGATAAATCTTGGAGTATAATAGTTAATACCCATTACGCAAGACTAAGTAAATTGGGTCTTGTAAAGAGACAAACATAATATGGCCTGGAAAGGTGACGTCAAAAATCCGGTACCAAATATCGGAAATGTATCTACTGATTTTAGTCAGGCGGTGGTACAGGAATCTTCCAATCTGACCGAAAAGAAGATTGAGATAAATCGTGCGCATCAGACGAGACGGGACACTGACAATCAAAAAGATGTAAACTTCACACTGACTGATATCGATGGCGCTATAATGAAACAGCTAGAAGCTTTTCAGATGACCGTTACCGATGAGGGTAGTAGAGTCAAAGTTCCTTTCTATTTTGGCTCTCCTGAAAAGTGGAAATCTATACAAAAAGACGGAGTTATTCGTGATTATAATGGAAAATTGATATTGCCTGCTATAATTCTCGAAAGAACCACATCCGAAAGAGATACGTCAATGGCGATGTTTAATCGTTATTTGACCTATCCTGTGATGCAGAGGAATTCGGTTAAAAATAGATATACTAAGTTTAATATTTTGGTAGGCCAAAATGTTCCTGTGAATGAGGTATATGATATTCTCATGCCTAAACACATGATATTTACATATCATTTTATCATTTGGACTGAATATATTTCACAAATGAACGAATTGGTTGAGAAGTTCAATTATAACACCGGAGATTATTGGGGCGAAGCCAGAGGATTAAGATTTAGAACTAATGTGGAATCATTTTCCCATGCGGTAGAATTACAAGTTGAACAAGATAGAATGGTGAAGGTAGAATTTGATTTGAAAGTCAATGGATATCTACTACCTGATGTGGTTCATACTCTCTCAGGAAATAGACCTACGAATAATAAGTGGTTTACTCCAAAAAAGATTATAATTGGACAAGAAATAGTGGCTACAGATTTCAATATGGAATCGTTAGACCCTAACACCGAGAAGTGGCGTAATCAAAATTATCCAAATTTACAAAAGGATGTGGTCATACTTCCGCCGCCGGAAGTCGTTGGTAATCTATTGAATTCTCCAAATCCACCACCAATACGTATTCCACCACCGCCTATCGAGAATATTGTATTGTTAGAAGATGGAGATATATTCCTATGTGAAGATGGGAATATTAGGATATTTGAGAATTAATTTTTAATATGTATTGTATATGAGTAAAAAGATTTCACAATTGACCAGTTTGTCGTCACCGATAATAAATACCGATTTATTTGAGATATCAAAGACTAGCGGTAGTATATTCACATCGGAAAATTATTCCGCCGATGATATAACACATTACGTGAACACACATGGAACGGCTAGTAATTCTATAAGTTCTTCGTATGTTCCCGCAATAGGCATAGACGGAACGGTTTATAACAATGTTGACGCCAACTTTGTGACGGCAAGTAGTCTATTGGTGGGACATTTACAAATTAGTCAATCGTTGAATGATTTCTTCACATTTGATAGTTTTAACATACCAAACGTAGTTGACCAGAATATTCTTCATATCTTAAACCACTCGTCTAGTCTTGCGTTTGATATTTTTAATGATGGATTAGATGGTCGCCTATTTGCATATGGTGGATTGTTTCTATATTCTAACAATGATGTAAATATTTTATCAAGTAATGGTAATATAATATTAAACAATTCAGTTGGAGTGAATATACCAACACCCGCATATACAATTGATATTAACGATTCTATTGGTAACAGCGCATATAGTAACAAGAATTATATCCAATTGGATGATGGCAATGCAAACATGTTTTTCAATGCTGGTATTGGGGGATATACTTACATAGCGATATCACCAAGCATCACCGCATCATCATTCGGTCATAATATTATACCAGTGACTCCGAATACGATAGTAATCGGAAATAACCAAATGGTCGGTATTAACCAAATTACACCACAATTTTTCTCATTGGATGTCAATAATACTATTGGTAATAGTACAGGCGATTTAACACTTGGAGCATGGAGTAACGTAACGATTACGCCAAATGCAAATGTAAATATTGCGCCAGTTGGAAATACTGGCATTAATACATTATCTCCCAGAGGTAAACTCGATTTTAATAATATTACGAATTATGCTATTGCAGATGTAACAACATCCGACCCAACATTACATTTTCAATACACCACCGGAATGTATTATGCTAACACATATACATATCAATTTAATGTATACGCATATTGGAATACTGAGGGTGGTACTTACGACAACACAAACAATAGAGTATATTCGGTAAATCCTCTCATATTCAACGGAACGGTAGATAATTCCAACAATGCATTTTACATGGAGGCACTTTGGGACGCCACTCCTAATGCTTCTGGATATCGAATTGTAATTGCACAAGACCCTTGGGTTGGGGTATTTGGGAACGATTATATAGATACACCGTTTACATCATTTAACATCGGAAAGACTGCAACTGCGTTTGATGATATATCTGGAAATCCGTATGTAAATATTTACCCAATGGTTACAACACCAACAACGTTGACTGTTGGAGGTGAACTATATTTTGATACAGGAAGTAATTTAAATATTTTCGCATCTCAATCGGTGATTAATGGTGGTAATGTTGGCATTAACAACTCAACTCCACAATACGCATTAGATGTCATTGGTGATGGAAAATTTAGTGGAAACTTAATGAGTGGATTAGGGGCATATTCATATGCTAACAATGCAGTTGCATTAATTCAAGATGCACGTATTGTATCTGGTTCTAATTGGAGTTTTGCAGCCGGATTCGGGGCATCGTGTACTGGCGTCAGTTCATTTGCGTTTGGAGAAGACGCTGTGACGGGTGGTGATATGAGTTTTGCAATTGGAGCAGGTGCAACTACAACTGCCAACCGAGCATTTGCAATTGGTGGAGGTGGCGCACAAAATGCAAATATTCAATCAATGGTAGTTTCATTGGATGATGGTATAGTATTAAGTGATACATTACCAAGTCAATTCGTATCCGCATTTGCAAATGGATATCAACTCTATAGTGGAATAACAACGGGAACTGACTATGCAATAACGTTAACAAATAACGTAGTTTCCAGTTTATCAGATTTGATTTTGGGTGGGTTTTCGGGTAACAACATCCCATATCAGGCCACTGAGGCAAGGTTAACATTACATCAACCAACTCAATATAATGGTGGAGCGGTTACTTTAATAAGTGGTGGAGGAGATGCAACTGGCGGCGATATCACAATACGAGCGACAATCAGTGATACGTCACCACTACCGGCAATACCGGCGACTATATTCTTAAAAGGTGGAACTTCCGGCGTTTCCATAGGATTCATTGGTATAAATACCATTACACCGTCATACACATTAGATGTAAATGGAGATATTAATTTCTCGGGAAGTTTGTATCATTTGGGTCACGTATTCACGGCATCGTTGGCGTCAACTGCATCGTATGTAACTCTATCACAGACCTCATCCTACATTACTGCAAGTAACGTTCGTGGAACAGTAACCTCATCAAGTTATTCAACAACCGCATCGTATGCGTTGAATGCTGTTAGTTCGTCAACATCATTAAGTTCTAGCGTTGCCGCAATATCTGGTGGAGGAAAGTATTACTTCCTTGTTGTAACGGGCTCGGGCAATCAACCAGATTACATTGATACCACAGATTTATCATACAATCAAGCGACTGGACAATCTCAGTTCACATCAATATCAGCATCAAGCGTGACAGCATCATTGATGGGAAGTTCGTCATACTCATTATCATCGTCATATGCTGTGACTGCCTCATACGCATCAGCGTCCTCATACACAATAACCGCATCATACGCATCGGTTGCAGCATCTATGATTGGAACTGCGTCGGTATATTCCCAAGGATTTATCTTAACGGGGTCTTATACTGAAACCATAAATGCATCGGTGTCATTATCGGCAACTGAAAATGGAAGATTGTTGATTGTGAACAATGGTTCACAGGTGACATTAACCGTTCCATCTACATTGCCACAAGGATTTGCATGTAGCATGTATCAATCAAGTTCCGGAGTCAACCAAATTAAAGTTGTTGGTAGTGGTGTTAACATCAGAAATCGGGCGGGGTTATCATGTTCATACGGTCAATACTCCGTAATTTCATTGGTTCAAATTGATAGTGGAAACTATTTGTTACAAGGTGATATGTCATGATTTCTGTCCCAATATTACAACCATCATTGTTTTATTATAACGTCGTTGGTACGATATCTTCATCTCTAATACCGGTGATGACCAACTACACATTGCCGTCTGGTGTTGCAAGCGCAAATACAGACCAAGTAACACATGAAGCGTGGAGAGCATTTGATGGAAATCCGTCCGATTTTTGGGATAACGGGGTTAATCAACCAAATTGTTACGTACAATATTATTGGGGAGGTACATCATATACTATAAATTATGTGACTGCGAAAATTTTGAACGGTTCGGTATTCGGTTCCACGATATTATATCAAATATCATCAAACGGAACTACATGGACAACTGTGAATACATATTCCATGCCAGGGTCGAGTACATTAACCATCACTGCTAGTATAACGCCAACACCAACTAAATATTTACGAGTCGCAATTAGTGGAGTTGGATACCAAACTTGGGGGGTTGGAAGTGTACAAACATATGGATATTAATTTATGATTTCTATTCCAACATTACAACCATCATTGTTTTATTATAAAAACACACCGTCAATCGCATTGATTCCTACGATGACCGACAATACTACCCCCAATGGATATGTTGCGTCGGCCAATTTAAATTCGGGAACTGCTTATTACGCATTTGACTCTAACTTATCTACATATTGGACGCCGGGATATGTATCTGGTCCAAATTGGATACAACTCCAATTTCCGTTACTTAGAACAATTACTATGTTCCAACGGTCTAACGACGGCGCAACACCTACTAATTTTATAATTGCAGGTTCCTTAGATGGAGTTAATTGGAATACTATTTTTAATGGAATTAACAATACAAGTTTAACAATACCATTAACAAATTCAACGGCATATCAATATTATAGAATAACCGCACAGAACTCTACGTTTGGAACTATTGTATTTTCAACGATACAACTATACGGATATTGATGCTAACCCATAGTTATTAAGTAATCACAAGGTTAATAAATGGCCATTATCAATACAAATCCTAATATAAAAGATGTCGTTATATTGCAACGAGATGACACTAATACTTATTACGGCGAGACTCATATATCTGGTTCGGATTTAATAATTTACATCGATTCTAATGGTTATTTAAATGCTGACACATCGGCTTCGTTTTATTCACAATATCCGCCGCCAGGCGGCGGCGGGTCAGGAGCGAACGGTACAGCTTCGATAGTTGTAAATTATTTAAGTGCGCCAGCATCACCGGCAGCCGGACAAATATACTTTAATTCAACTGATAGTCACTTTTATGGTTATAATGGAACCGCTTGGAAACGATTGGACAATGGTTCAAGTATCTGGAGTATGGCATAATAAAAAAAATCTATAGTAATCGGTATTAATATATAAAGTTATGAATGAACAAATACAAATGACTGACGGCGAACTCTCAGAAGTTCGAACCCTACAAGACAAGTTTCAACAAAAGATTTTTCAGTTGGGTCAATTGACTCTACAGAAATTACAGGCAACAAAGGCGTTGAAACAGTTATCAGACCAAGAAATTACATGTGAGGGAGATTGGATTAGTTTACAAGAAGAAGAAAGACAACTTATTGAGGTTTTGTTAAAGAAATACGGCGAAGGTACGTTAGATTTGAAGGCCGGTATGTTTATTGTTGATAGTAAAAAGTAATGAAACACGTCACTCAAATGGCGTTTCCAATCATTAATAATTTTATAATTCATTATCTTTTACAAAATTTTGATTCTATTTATATTTAGTTAAATTATGAGAATCTCAATTTTCAAAAATAAACAAACAGATAACAATAGATAAAAAGGAATATACGCCATGCCAATACAAGAAGGTGGAACATTTAGTCCGGACAGAAGAATTGTGTCTCCAGGAGTTTTCACAAGAGAGAACGATTTATCTGGAGTCGCGAATGGTATCGCTGACATCGGCGGTGTAGT